AGCCGGATACCTGCCATTTTACGTGGGTGATACAACATTCACAGCGAATGGTGCGAAATTTTACGTTGACTGGTCTGGTTATTTATTTGCAAACAACGCTAGTATCAAAGGGTCTATTCAGGCAGGTTCGGTCATTGCGGGTCAGCTTAATGACACAACCGGAACACACCGAGGATCGCACGTAGGTTCTTATGCAGGCACAGCTAGCACATACAGTGGTTCAAGTCTTGGTGGCAGTTTGGATTACACGATAGGCAGCCACAATGGAAGTATCAATTGCAACACAGGGCTTTTGGGTAATGTATCGTTCAATTCAGTTGGTAGCTCATTACTTAACTTCGCAGGTACTATTTGGTGCGATAGCTTCAAATCAAGAAGAAACGTTGTTGTTAGAAATAACGTTGTTGTTGACTACAACATCTCGTACGGCGGAACACTCACTCACACATCCGATAAAAACCTCAAAACAGATATTGAGTTACCTGATGTTGATACTTATTTGGATAGTTTTTATTCGCTCAAGGTTAAAAACTTTGTATTTAAAAACGATGAGAATAAAAAACGCCGATTGGGTATAGTGGCTCAAGATTTTATTGAGGATAACTCAAATAACTTAATTAAAGAAGTGGTAGTACCGATTGAGGGCTACTTTCACGTTAATTACGAGCATTTGTATCTGATGAACATATTAGCAACACAAGATTTAAACAGCAGATTAAAACGATTGGAGGAAAAACTTAGTGCGTGAATTTAGGATTTTTAGCACAGGCAGTGAATATTTAGTTTCGGTGCTTCGGGATGACGAGCAACTGTTTCGATTTAATAAAATCCCGACTGAAATAGAAACAGACGTTACAAACATTTTACAGTTCTGCAACAGCTTGAAAACAGAACAAGAAATCGCAGCAAAAAAAGCGGCCGATTACATTGCTCAAAATGCGACTGAAGAACAACAGCTCGAAATGAAGTATATCTTTGCCGAACTGAAACCGGGCATGAAAGCCGAAGCAGGCAAGAAGTATCGAATTGGTGATGATTTAGTGGTAGTGGACATGGCTCATGAGGTCACGGAAGAAAGTCTGGAGAAACGCCCGGCTACATTTTATCGGGTTATCGGTGACGCTAACAAACCAGATGAAATACCTGATTGGCGACAACCAAAGGGTAATGCTGACGCCTGGATGGAGGGCGACAAAGTTAGATGGACAGACGGAAATATTTATATTTCTAAAGTTAATTTCAATCTTAAATCACCGGAAGAATCCCCAATAGCGTGGGATTTATGGGAGGAAAATAAATGATAGAACAACCAGCGATAAATGGAGATATTATTGTCAATTCGCTTGGTGAAGAAATCAAGCGACTATCAATAGAAAATGCAATTTTAAAATCACAAATCAATAATTTAATTGCAGAAAAACAAAAAGCAGAAACCGAACAAGAAACCTAAGCACCTGAAACGGTGCTTTTTTATTAGAAAGGAAATAGCTATGCGAATTAGACAGCAGTTAGTATCTGATAGCCTTGCTAGACAGGTCAGTTTTGGAAAAGGCAATCCAAAAAAATATATCACAGTACATCAAACCGGCAATACATCAAAAGGTGCAAACGCTCAGGCACACGCCAACCTACAATCAAGAGGTTGGGGGGCCAGTTGGCATTGGCAAGTTGACGACAAGGAAGCAATACAGTCATTTTCTCATGACTGGCGGCTCTGGCATGCTGGAGATAATCGGGGACCTGGTAATATGGAGTCCATCGGAATTGAATCGTGCATTAATGCTGACGGAAATTACGTTCAAGCGGTTAAGAATACCGCTAAATTAGTCGCAAAAATCATGAAAGACGAAAACATTCCGATCGAGAATGTGAAGCAACACTACAATTGGAGCGGCAAGGATTGTCCTCAGCAGATTAGAGCAGGGCAAGCGGGAATCACTTGGGCAAAATTTATTGACTTAGTTAAAGCTGAAGTTGCGCCAAATTCAACCTCAAAACCCAAAAAAATAAGCGCTTATTACAAAATCGACACAGACAAAATAAACATCCACGAGAAAGCGTGGAGCGATTCAAAAATCATTGCTTCCGCAAAACAAAATGAGGTGATTTTTGTTAGTGAGGAATGGGGCAATTGGGTATATTCGCCGTTGGCAAGGGGTTGGTTTTATAAGCTTTCTGCCACCAAGTTAAAGTAGGTGATGCTTATGAGCAGTGATATCGTTAATCAAATAATAAATACGGCGTTAGCGGTTACAATCGGAATCCTGATTAAATCTACTTTTGCTTTTCCGAAAAAACAAAAACAGAAATATCAGGACTTGGTTGATATGGTCGGCAATCTTGCAAACTCGATTAATAACTTAGCCTTGCAAGTGGCAAAACACGAGGAAAAAATTGAGGAATCACAAGAGGAAAGAATGGTTACAATGCAAGCGTTATTTGATATTACAGACGGATTTAAAAAAATGAACGGCAATGTTAGTGATGCGGCAAAAAAATGTTTTGATGAAGCACAAGAAAATTTGCAGAATCATCTGAATAAACAAGCGCACTAGAAAGGAATTAATTTATGTCAATGGACAGTATCTCTGGTCCGGTCACTACCGGAACAGTTGTAGGTGGGTTAGTATTAGTTTTAATTTTGGCAGGGATTGTTGAATATTTAACAAAAATATTTAAACAATTTATACCTGAATCAATCAAAGACAAATTTCCGTTTCCGCTACTAATTAGTTTGATTATCGGCGTTATTTTGTCTTTAACCGTCAAGCTAGATATTTTGAGGATGTTCGGATTTGTTACATTTTATCCTTACGTAAGTTATGTATTAACAGGATTAATAGCTGCCGGAGGTTCAACAGGCGTTCACGAATTAATATCTAAATTACGAGATAGCAGAAACAATATTGAATAATATAAAAAGGGCAGTCTCAGGATTGCCCTTTGTTTTATTTTACGAATTCTTCAATCGCCTGATTTATCACTTCTTTAATTGTCTTATCTTTAATTTGTGCTTCTCTTTTTAATTTTTCATATAGATCCGCTCTTAATTGAGCTGTAATATAAACTTCGCTTTCGTCCTCAGCAATTTCGCCAAAAATAGCTTCGTATTCGTCACCGTCAAGATATTCTTCTGCCCACTCTTGAGCGGCTTCATAGCTCAAAGGTATTATCTTTTCTCCGCCAGACCACTGATTTTGACCGATAGTAACAGCATATTTACTAGCTGGTCCGCCTTCGCCGTATAGAAAAAATTCACCAGTTCTTTTCTTGTATAATTCCTCACTCCAACCGTAAAAATCAGTATGGTTGAGATATTGGTACTCGCCCATTAATTGAGCGGTTTCCGTGTCGTATACTTTGCCTTTAATAATCTTTTTCATTTTAATTTCTCCTTTATTTTTTTATAGGCGAGGGAGATTCAATCTCCCTCGGTTTTTATTGGTTTAATTCGTCAACATAATTTTGAATTTTGTCTATCAGATCGTAATCGTCTCTTGCTCCCCATGTTCCGTGTACTTTGCCAGTATTAACATCAACATATGTTTTGCCTAAAAGGTGTCTTACTCTGTTTCCGCTGCTGTTAGAAATTGTCTCTCCGTCTAGTGTTGCTTTGCTTAAATTTCCAGTGTTGTAAAAATCAAGTTCTAATCCTATAATTCCGTATGAAGCCTTGTTCAGATAGATTCTGTCTTTATCTTCTTTTTGCCATCTTGTTCCGCCTAAGTTTACTAATTCATTGATTGTATTTTCTTTTAACATTTTTGTATCTCCTTTGCTCTTTCTTTATTGTAATTATATTATATATTAGAGTTAAAATAAAGTCAAGCAATAATTAGAGTTAAAATGAAATAAAACTGCACAAACTTTCGGCGGGGGTTTTGTGCAGTCTGTTTTTGTCCCGAATTTGTCCCGAATAGGTTTAGAAAATGCTTGATATCTTGATTTAGTCATATTATCAAAACGTTGATAAACCAGGGGTTTGACACGTCAATAAATGCCTAAAACCTTCAAAATCTTTTTTGTCACCATATGTAAGCAAAGCTAAAGCATGGTTAAAATCAAATTCATCGTCACTTTGTTCTATGAAATAGCCTAATAACTTACCTTCATCCGTAACAGCTTCATCACCACCTCTGATTGCAGCATTCCAAACATCTTTTATTATATAATTTGCCTCTGAAATAGAACTCTCAGTTTTGATTACTGGTCATCAAATGCTTTTGCTTTTTCGATATATTCTTTTCTCTTTGCTGATCCGCATCCAACAGATAAAACCATTATCACTGATAGCAATAAAATAAATACTCTTTTCATTCCCTTATCTCCTTTTCAATATCGTCCGCTTTTTTGTCTTTGTGTAAATCTTTTCGCTTTATATGTTTTAGCTCGTGCTTATAAGCTTTTCGCTGTTGTTCCATTGTTAGCTTATTATTAATAAAAATAGTATATGTATCATCAGTATTTATTGTATGTGTAGCCTTGACTGAATAAGGCATCTCACATAAGACAGTATTAATCATAGCCTTGTTCTTTCCGTTTTAGTGCTTTTAACATCTCGTGCGTCATATGTTTTAGATAATTTTTCAATTTTATCAGAAGGGATATTGTGAATAATTCCATTTTCGTATTTATATAATGTTTGCTTTGAAACATTAATCATTTTACCAACTTCTTCAAGTGTTAAATTATTGGTTTCTCTAAGCTGTTTCAACCTTGACCCTATACTCATATGATTGCTCCTTTCTATTGGTCGTAATATAACATTAACAAATTATAACCTTAAAAGCAACAAATTTTATTAGGAAAATGTTAAAAATGACTTGACAGGTTACAATTTAAGCTTTAAGATATTAGTATCTTAAAAAGTTACGAGAAAGGAGAAAATCAAAATATGTTACAAGTCAACGAATTAAAAGCTGAATTTGTAAGAAATAATATGACTCAAAAGCAAGTAGCTAAGGCAATTGGTATATCTGAGCAAACACTAAGACGTAGATTCAAAACTGGCATTTTTAGAACTGATGAAATTCAAAAATTAACTGAGTTGCTAAACCTAGAAAATCCACAGTATATTTTTTTTGGTCGTTAAGTAACTTAATAAGTTACAAATATATTACAATTCAACCAAAAACAGAGGGAGGGAAGAATGCACGAATTAACAATTAAAGGTCGCGAGGTGTTCCTAGACGACAAAAAAATTGACGGAATCAAAAAAATGAACATCGAAGTTTACGGTTTTAATGATTTGGATAGTGCAAAAATAGCGGGTCTAACTTTAGAAATCGGAGTCAAGTTAAATCCTTCAGTTGCTCTAGAGGAAGTAGAACAACCAAAGGAATGATATGAGCTATTTAATTCGGTTTTTAATGAACTCGAGATTTTCATTGTATATGCCGATTAAGTCATCAACTAACATCTTGAAATCATTAGCTTTTTCATATTCAGAAATATTTGATTCAACATACACTTTAGCAGCTGTTAGAGCCAAATCATGAGCTCTTTCATCAATAGTCATAAACCGCACCTCCTTTCATTTTGATAAGGACAGCATAACAGAAAAGGAGATAAAAAAATGACATCAATAATTATTGGAATAACGTTTATAGCAAGTGGCCTATTGCCACTAATCCTATTAACGAATTTTATTAAAGATTTCAAACAGGAAGTAGACAATTGGGGATTCCCGGTGATGATTTACATTATTTCGATTGCATTGATTGCCTTCGGAATTTGGGTAATTGTTTGCGGGGTGTGAGATGAAAATCAATTATATGCATCTGTTCAAGTGGATGCAGAAAAACAAAATAACATTCGGGACTCTGGCGGAAAACGCAAAGCCAGAAAAAATCTCATATCAGACTGTTTCAAAAAGATTACAGAACGGTGAGCAGTTGCCGTCAACAGTGATTCTTATCTGGCAACAAAAATTCAAATGGACTGACTATGAGAGAGATTTATTTTGTCTTAATGGTCAGGCAGGTCAACAATCAAAGCCACTCGGCGAGTTTACGACAGATGAAATATTGCAGGAAATAGGAAGGAGAATGACAGCGTGATAATGGTTTATTTATTCCTCATGGTTGGCATAGCTGGAGGACTAGAACAAGAATTAATTAATTTCTCAACGTTTTTATTGATGGAACTGATGGCGGTTTTATTGATTGGATACGAGAGTCAAAGACTAAAAGAGCAGGAGAGAAGAAGAAACGAACCAAAAAGACGTGGAAACAGGGCTAAATATTTGCGGAAATAAAAAAGGTCATTGCTACCAACAACGACCTCGACCCTTAACCTATAGCGAAATAGAAAGGCATCTTATATGGCAACTATAACAAAAACAAAGAAATCTGACAAGGTGACAAACAAAGTCAGAGTAACTAAGCCGACACTAGCAAGATTAATCAGATCGAGCTTTGAATACGGATATAAGAACGTATCTATATCAGAAATAAGCGAAGACTATTACAGAATCTCTACATGGGATTTAGTGGAGGATAAGTAATGAGAACTCAAATAGACAAGAAGTATCTGACCGAAAACGCCGAAATTATGTATCGGCAGTATCAAGAATACAAAGACCGAATCTTGCGGCAATCTTACGAAATAGCACAGCTTGAAGATAGAAATGCAGAATTGGCAAACCAAGTTAGCGATTTGCTAAATGAACGAGAAAATATGCGGACAGAGTATGGGAATTTATACCAATATGCCGAAGCATTAGAGCATGAGAATCGGAGGTTATGCAATGAAGATAACGAATAAAAAGAATCTCCCTGAACCTATGCTTAATTACGTCAAAAGCGACCTCCAAGAGCCGAGAGATAACGTCGTAAGGGTAACAGACCTGAACAAAGGCGTAAGAGAAATTCTGCTGAACAAGCGGCATTACAGCGACATTGAACAAGATGTATCGGATATGATTTGGTTATTCTTTGGCACGGCACTACATAGCGTTGTAGACGCAGCAGAGGAGCAGTCACATCAAATTAAAGAAACCAGACTTGAGGAACAAATCGGGAACTTAATTCTAAGCGGAAAATTTGATTTATACGATGCTAAAAGAAAATTGGTTATTGATTATAAAACTTGTTCAGTTTGGAAGTTTATGTTTAATGATTTCTCGGATTGGGAGAGACAGACAAGTCTTTATTGTTGGCTTTTGAGAAAAGCAGGATTTGAGGTAGAAGGTGCTGAAATTATTGCACTGATGAAAGACCACTCTAAGAGCAAGGCGAGAAATGAAGCTCAATATCCGGATTTACCAGTGCAGACAATTCACTTTGATTACGACGATCAGAAACATCAAGAAACAGAAGAATATATTTTAACTCGAATGGCAGAGATTGAAGCAGCTATTGACCTACCGGACGAAGATTTACCGCTTTGTACTGTTGACGAGCGGTGGTATTCAGGCGACCAATACGCCGTGATGAAAGGCACAAATAAACGTGCTTTGCGGGTACTAGATACAGAAGAAGAAGCTGAACAATGGATGCAGGAGAACGAGGGCAGGGGCGGAACTCATATTGAGTATCGACCGGGCGTAAGTCGCAAGTGCCTTGACTATTGTCAAGTTTGCGAGTTTTGCGATTACTATTTGGAAAATGTAAAGGAGGAAGACTAATGGAAAAAAGAATAATCGAAATTGATGGCGTTAAATTAGAAATTGATTTAAGAGAAGTAAAACAAATTGATACCTATAAAGTGGGCGACAACGTAAAGGTTTGGGATTTAGATTCAGGATATTCGTCAGGAGATAAATTTTATTCTGGCGTAATAACAAATTTTTATAATTTTGATGATTTGCCAACAATCGAAGTAATGACAATCAAGGAAGGTTACAGCGAAATAACACTAGAGTTTATTTATATAAGCAAAAACACCTCAGATAGATACAAACTTGTTCCTGCAACTGAAGAAGTATTCATGTTGGAGGGAAGTTCCGTAATTAAGACAATGGACAGAGTAATCCAGAAGAAACAAAACGAGTTACAAGAGGCAATCAACAAAAAAGAGTTTTTTATTAAAAAATTTGGTAAGGCTTTTGGAGCTGAAAAAGCAGAATTGATACAAGGTGGCGAAAATGGACAAGGACAATAAAGTTTTTGAAACACTAAACAATATCAATGTAAATGACAAGACCGAGAGCAAGGGCAATTTAACCTATGTAAATGACAAGACCGAGAGCAAGGGCAATTTAACCTATCTATCGTGGGCGTGGGCATGGGCAGAAGTCAAGAAGGCATATCCGGACGCTACTTATGACATTGAGAGATTTGGCGAAGATAGAAGACCGTATCTGGAAGATGCGAACCTTGGATATATGGTCTTTACGAGCGTCACAATACAACACCAAACGCACATTATGTGGCTGCCAGTTATGGATTTTAGAAATCAAGCACTAAAAGTCGGCAAAGCGACAATGTTTGACATCAATAAAACTATCATGCGGTGCTTAACAAAAAATCTAGCGATGCACGGGTTAGGACTTTACATCTATGCAGGCGAAGATTTGCCTGAAGATGAAAAAGAAGAATCTTATGACAAAAAACAATTCGAGCAGGTTAAGCAACAAAGAGTTGAACAAGCTCAACAACAATTAGACGCAATGAGCGAAACAATCACAAAAGAACAAGCGGACCAGCTTTGGATGAATGCTCTGACAGCACAGAGAAAAGACAAAAACAATGCTATGGCTTGCATAAAAGACATCACTAAGCAATTAGGAGTTGATAGTGCAAGAAATATCAAAGCGGAAGATTTTGATAAAGCAAATCAAATGATTAGTGATTGGATGCCGTTCGATGTATAAGCCTTGCGAGATATGCCAAAGACCTGCCACTGACCGACATCATGTGTTTGGTGGGAGGTTAAGGCAAACATCAGAACGAAATGACATGGTGATGTACTTATGCCGTGAATGTCATATGAGGCTACACAGTGACCCTTTAGGCGAATGGCTTAAATGGAAACAGGAATATCAAAGACGGTTTGAAGCGGAACACGGCGGAGGAAGTTTTATTGAAGAATTTGGGCGGAATTATCTATGAGTTATGACTTGACTAACGAAATGAATTACCGAATTAAACAGCTTGATACAAGCGTAAAAATGATTCAGCAGGCAGGAATAAAAAAAGCAAATACCGAAGCATTATACCGTCAAGCATTAGCAAGTTTAATGACCGAAAAACGAGCTGAGGGAATGCCTGTAACAATCATAAGCGATATATGCCGTGGCGACGCTAGAGTGGCGAAATTGAAGCTAGAAAGGGACATCGCCGAGAGTACATACGAAGCAATTATTGAATCAATTAATGCTCAAAAATTAACAATCAGAGTTTTAGAAAATCAAATATCAAGAGAGTGGACAAGTGGAAAGGGAAATATATGAACAAAGCGATATTAATCGGGAGATTAACCAAAGACCCGGAATTAAGATCAACATCAAACAACAATTCGGTTTGTAATTTTACTTTGGCGGTTGACCGAAGATTTAAGAATGCAAACGGAGAGAAAGAGACTGACTTTATACCATGCGTTGCGTGGAGAAATACAGCGGAATTTATAAGCAAATATTTTAGCAAGGGCGTAAGAATGGCGGTTGTCGGGAGCATACAGCCGAGAAGTTGGGAAGATGAAAACGGCTCAAAAAATTACATCACAGAAATTTTGGTTGACGAAGCGTATTTTGCGGACGGCAAAAGCGAGTATATGCCAGCAGATGATGCAAGTTTGCCGTTTAATTTATAGAAAAGAGCATAGCGATGGCAGACCAAAATAAAAACAAAGGCTTTATAGCTTTGTATAGAAGCATACAAGAGCATTGGCTATGGTCAGCCGACAAAACAACTTCTAAATTTCAGGCATGGATTGATTTGATTTTGACTGTAAATTATCAAGATAAAAAATTTATGTTTAATGGAAAATTAACAGAAGTTAAAAGAGGAAGTTGGATCACGTCAATTGCTCAATTGTGCAAGCGTTGGGACTGGAGTAATTCAAAAGTTGTTAAGTTTTTAGATGAATTAGAAAAAGACGGAATGATAATAAGAAAAAGCGATGCAAAAAAGACGGTCATAACCATAGTAAATTATGGGGTTTATCAAGATTTTGACTTTCAAGAAAACGACGCTGAAACATTTCAAAAACATTTCAGAGGCGACGCTGAAACATTTCAAAAACATTTCAAAAACGTACAACTAAACAAAGATAACAAAGATAACAAAGAAACAAAGATAAACAATGATAACAATAAAGAGTTATGCACGGAGCTACAAGATAGCTCCATGCAGAATACCAAATTGTTTATTGAGTTGATCTTAAATGACAAAACTTTTTATCAAGTTACGGAAGAAGATGTTGATAGTTGGTCAATGTTGTATCCGGCGGTTGATGTAAAGCAAGACCTCAGAAAAATGAAAGGTTGGCTTGAGAGCAATCCATCAAAAAGAAAAACAAGACGAGGAATTAGGCGTTTTATTACTAATTGGCTTAGTCGGACGCAAGATCAAGGCGGCACAAAAGGCTATCAGCCTGAGCCGGTCAAGCGTGATTATAGCAAATATGAAGATTCGCTAGCAAAAGCGGCAAGACTTAGAGCGGAGAGGGGGCTTCAGTGAGCTTAATGGCAAAAATAGCGACAGGACAGGCAGGTGCAGAGATGCAGGAAGAGGATTTTGTCAAAGACGGCATAATTCATTGTGGCAAATGTAAAGAGCCGAAGGAGTACCCTTACGAGATTAAGCTAGGCGAATTTCAAACGATCAAGGGCAAAGGCAGAATCCTTTGCAAATGCGAAAAGGAAGCCGAAGAAGAACGCAAACGCAAAGAAAACGAGCTTAACCTTGCGGCTTGGAAAGAGAAAATGATCAGAAACGGATTAGGCAAAAGCAAGTTCCGAGAATACACATTCGAGAATGACGACTTGAAAAACGAGCAAGTCTCGAACATGTGCAAGTCGTATGCAAAAAATTTCAAAGAAGCGATAAAAGACAACATCGGGATTTTGTTTTATGGCGAGGTCGGAACAGGCAAAACGTATTATGCGGTTGCGATTGCCAATGAATTAATCAATCAAGGGTACTCGGTAAGAGTGTTGAGTATTACCGAGTGGATTAACTCAATGCAGACTTTTGACGATGAAAACCGAAAAAAAGAGCTTGACGCTGTAACGAGGGTTAGCTTGTTAGTGATTGATGATGTGGGAGCAGAGCGGGAAACATCTTACGGATTAGAACAGGCATACGCTTTGATTGACGAACGCTACAATTCAGGATTGCCGACAATAGCGACAACAAACAAAACAATTAAAGAACTTGAAAATCCGGCAAGCATAGGTTTCAAACGGATTTATGATCGGATTTTAGAAATGTGTTCTTTTAAGCTGGAAGTTGCAGGCAAATCAAGGCGTGAAGGCATAGGCGAGAATAAAGAAGTCAAAGCAATGAGGATTTTAGGTTTGTTATGAGACGGCACAAATACAACGCCAAAAAGACGATAGTTGACGGAATAACGTTCGACAGCAAAAGGGAAGCGGCTAGATATCAGGAGTTGAAGTTGCTTGAACGTGCCGGAGAGATCCGGAACTTAAAGCTGCAACCGAGATATGTTTTGCAAGATAGTTTCAGAAAAAATGGTGTAACGCATAGGGCGATAACCTATGTTGCAGACTTTGAGTATATCGACAATCAAACAAATACAGTTGTTGTCGAGGACGTAAAAGGCAAGAAAACAGCGGTTTACAATCTAAAAAAGAAGCTGTTTGAGAAGAAATACCAGAATTTGAGTATTAGGGAGATATAGGCAAATGGAAATGATTAGAGACCATTTTCAGAATTTCAAAAGGTACAGCATACCGAAAGCGCAGCTGATTATTGCGGATATACCTTACAACTTAGGCAATAACGCCTATGCGAGCAATCCTATGTGGTATGTTGACGGCGACAACGCAAAAGGCGAATCAGAAAATGCAGGTCAGCAGTTCTTTGACACAGACAAGGATTTCAGAGTGCCGGAGTTTATGCACTTTGCAAGCAAAATGCTAAAAAAAGAGCCTAAAGAGACCAATTCGGCAGGCTGTATGATTGTGTTTTGTGAGTTTGAGCAGCAGTTTATGTTAATCGAGCAAGCTAAAAAACACGGCTTTAACAATTACATCAATCTTGTTTTTAGGAAAAATTATTCGGCACAAGTCTTAAAATCAAATATGCGGATAGTTGGCAATTGCGAGTATGCAGCTTTGCTTTATCGGGATAAACTTCCGAAGTTTAGAAACGGCGGTAGAATGATTTTTAATTGCATGGACTATAAAAGAGACACGGAAACGCCGAAAATTCACCCAACGCAGAAATCGATTCACGTTTTGAAAAACCTTATAGAGATTTTTACGGATATCGGAGATGTGGTCATAGATCCGGTTGCAGGTAGCGGAACAACTCTACTAGCAGCTGAGCAATTAGGCAGAAAATCATACGGCTTTGAAATCAAAAAAGAATATGTTGACAGGTTCAATCAAGAATTAGCGAAAAACGTTCAAATATCGTTTTTGAACATGAAACACGAACAAATGGAGCTGGAGAAAATCAGCAGATATAAAGGAGCAGCAAAATGAACAAAAAAGATTTATTAACTTTAGTCGATGAAGCAATAGCAGCAGCGGTCTTTGAGACTGATAACTTACAAACGATCTTAGAAATCGAGGTCGAATTAGAAAAAATGGAATCCGGAATTAGTCTGCATACAATGGAGCCGGAAGAACAGTTTAATTTTTTGAAAGGCTTAGAAATTGGTTTGAGGTGGGGGCGATGATATTACTAACAGATATGTTTGTAGCGATTTGAGAGAGGTGACCGAATGAAAGTCTACATAGCTGGACCGACTAGCGACTTAAAACAATTTAAGTTAATGGCGGAGGAATTAAAGCGAGCGGGATTTGAACCGATTTATATAGCAGACAAAGAAAATAAAATGACCGCAAAAGAATATACAGAAGCAACATACAAGAGTCTAGCAACTTGTGATGCGGTATTTTTGCTTGACAATTGGGATATTTCAGAGGTTGTAATGAGCGAAATTTACTTCGCTCACAAACATAAAATTCGGATAGCGAGAAATATATACGAGCTGCATCAGATTAAGGAGAGATTGAAATGCAAAAAGAAAGACCAAGATTAACGAAACATCAGATACAAAAAATCAGAAAAATGGACAGAATCGGAATCAGCAAGACCGAAATAGCAAAATGTTTCGGGATTACAGTTAATCATGTTTTGCATATTTTAAGTTGGAGGGGTGGCAATGATTAGAGAAGAAGCGATTAACAAATTAACCAAAATGATTAATTTAAGCGGCGATTTGTCACAAACGGACAAAGAATTGGCTTTTGAGTGTTTTGAGCGATTAGAGCAACCACCCACCCTAGCAGAGTTTTTGGGATGGCGTGAAAATCAAGAATACCGACTAAAGACAAACGGCAAAATCTATAAAGTAATAAACGACACGTTATTGATTAATAAGTCTGGCGAATACAGAACGGCAAGAATGCGAATAAGAGCAGAAAATATTAACGATTTGCGTTCTGCCTGTAAAATCGAGCCAAAGAAGTATTGGCTGGTGAATGAGGAGCTGGACAAACGATTATTTAATTATTTGAATTTAACAGAAGGAGAAATTTGCTTTGCATCAAAAACAGAAACCGAAGGAATTCAAACTCAGTTCACAAAACCAGAAATCGACGAACTAGCAAAGAAATATCCGAAGACAATAGCATCATGTGAATTGGTAGAGGTGACGGAATGATAATCAAAGAATACGGCGAATACGTTATGACTTGCGATATATGCGGTGAACAATTAGAACCGCAGGAACGATATGACGATGCAATCAAGCTATCGAGCAGATACGGTTGGAGAAGAAAAAAAATAGACGGACAGTGGGAGAATCATTGTCCGGATTGTCAAGAGTAGAAACATGACTGAAAACCAATACAAAGCAGATAAATATTTATCAAGATATTCAGAAGCGTTAAGAGATCTCGAATACTACAAAGAGCGACTTGACGAGCAACGAGCCAAAGCCGAAAGCGTTAAATCTACACTCGGATTTGAGCGTGGAGTTGATAAGTACGGTGAATCACATCCGATTGAGAATGACGGCACATTTGACCCGGGAGCTAGAGAGCGATTGTTACACGTATTAATTTATCAATCAATGGAGTACGACAACAGGGTTAAAGATGCTGAACAGTTGGCAGCGACAATCGAAAGACAGATTGATTTATATTGTCAAAACCTCCATGCAACAGCGTTAAAGTATCGGTACATCAACCTATGTACTTATGACGAAATTGGAGTAAAGATGCATATATCAAGATGGACAGCAACAAGAATTTGTAGAAAAGGATTAGAAGAATTCGGAAGGAAGATCAAATGGGTGGTTTAATAGCGGCTTTAACTTTGTACATATGGGTGATGATTATTATTTTTGTGATCTTTATCATTATTATAATTCGCGAATTGTTCTTTTGGAAAATTGCACTGTTTGCACATCTAGACGGTGCTAAAATGATAGCGTGGAGATTTAATTGTACACCTTTTCAAATTCATTTTTGTTTTTTCCTTGAGATTAGGCGTTTCGATTGTGAGACGCCTTTTCTATTTTAAGAAAGAGATTTTGTTATGGATAACTTAAAAGATATAAGGGTTAGATTTACATCGGGTGAAGCATTTAATTTGTTTGCTGTTCAGGGCGATGCCGGGACACGTGGATATAGAGCAAGATTAATCGATCCGAAAACTAATCAAGTAATAGAACCTAATCCGGATTATGTGTTTCAGATCATAGCAGAGCGACCGGACAATATCGGGCAGTATATTGTGACCGACGGCACTATTGACGGTGATAGCTATGTTGTCTATTTGAGTACGAATATGTTATCTAAACCTGGACCGCTTAACCTCCAACTGATATTAAAAGATGGCGAATCGGCAATAAGGTCTGATGTATGGACAATTAATATTCCAAGAGCTTTAGATATAGACGGTTATCCAACGCAAGCGGAAGATGTGTTGGTGGATTTTACGCAATTGAGGATTGATTTAGATTCACTTGCAGAAACGCAGTTGCAGACGCTTACATTTGATAAGGCTACATCAATTTTGACTATTAGTGACGGAAATCAAGTTGAGCTTAATAAAGGCTTGACAGTACAACAATATGAAACATTGAGCGAATTAATGACTAGACCAGATGGACAGTGGACACTCAATACAGGTCCGGTTTATTCACAAACAAGTCCGAGTAGAGATATTCCGTCAAGAAAGTTTTGCCGTTCTCTTTGGGGGATCGGAATTATTCATCTTGATTTTGTAGCGGCACAGGCAAGCGGTGAAGTTGCTTATATACCTACACCAGGGCCAAAGGCGGAAGTTCTTGCAGAGTTCCAAGTACATGACGGCGGTTCAGTTTGGATTGACGGAGGAACAAAGACGATTAAAGCTCAAGGATTAAACGTAGGTGAACGTTACATATTCAACATCATTACTTATTTTGTTAATTAAGTGGAGGGGCTATTCTCGGGAGGGGGCCAGGGGTATGCTTACTAGAGACAATGCACCGACAACAAACAATATTAAGATATTAAAACCGAAAAAAATTAAACCAAAGAATAAAATCAGGCGGAATACCCGGAGTGCCGAATCTCAGGGGTGGCAGTGGCTATACAAGACCAAGAGGTATTTAGTCAGACGCAAAGCATTCATGGCAAATCATCCTTATTGTGCGATTTGCGGAAAGATTGCAACTGATCTTGATCACGTGGTACCGCATAAGGGTGATCTGAGACTATTCTATGACGAGAAGAACTGGCAATCGTTATGCGGAGTTTGTCACAGACGGAAGACAGTAAAAGAAAATGCAAAATAAAGGGACGCGAGCTGGACGGGAATTGACCCGAGGGGGTTGAAAAAAGTTTGAAAAATTTTCTCCTGGAGCACGTTGCGGCCCATTCCGTGTGACAAATTCGTTTTTGAAAAGGTTTAGAAAGGGGGCAACTATGGCAGGTGGAAGAATTTATCCAATACAATTACATGAAGCTAGAGGAAATCCAAATAGACTAACAAAAGCTGAAATTGAACGCAGAAAAAACAGTCAAGTGAATGCTCCCGTTGGAACCGGAGAACCTCCAACTTATTTGACGGTAAAGCAAAAACGGATATTTGAGGAATACGCCGAACAGTTGATTGCTTTGGATATTTATTCGGATTTAGACAAAGAAACTTTGGCGGTTTTTGTTGTTACGAGTGAAGAATATAAAGAATATACACGAAAAATCAGAGCGATAAAACTAAACACTGATGATGCTGTTTCCAAAAGAAAATATTTAGCAATTGAACGTGACCGGAGTTTTAAACAAATGAGGGCAGCCGCTAACGATTTAGGCTTAACCATAACAAGCCGCTGCCGTTTAGTTATTCCGAAAGTGGAGGAACCGGAAGAAAACAAGTTCAAGAAATATGTAAAGTGAGGTAAAAATGGATCCGGTAACAAAACATGCAGAGATGGTTGTTGCTGGCAGAACTGATTATCCGAACGGCGAATTACATATTCTTGCTTGCAAAAGGCATCTTGAAGAATTAGAGAAACAACGAACGGATGAATTTCCGTATTATTTTGATGAAAAGGCATCAAAGGAAATAATAAGCTTTGCTAACGATTTGACAATCAGTGAAGGTTTTGAAAGTCGCAGAGTGGAATTGCTGCCACATCAAGAATTTGACTTTGGCTCATTATTCGGATGGAAGAACGAAAAGGGATATAGGCGATTTAGGCGTTCGTATATTTCGATAGCTAGGCAAAATGGCAAGTCGTTTATGAATGGTTTGTTAGGGACATATATAGCAGGGTTTAGCGGATATAAGAAAGGGAAATTATTCACCGCTGCAACAAAAAAGAAACAAGCACGAATTGTTTGGGAAGAAATGAAAAATTTCATTGAAGCCGACAAGGATTTGAGCGATATGTATCGAGTGCAAGATTGGAAGTCGCTGGTCACATCTAAAGTAACCGGATGTACAATCGAAGCGTTATCCAAAGAGGGCGGACTTGATGAAGGCTTTAGATCCATTTTTTCATCACTTGACGAGTTGCACCAGATGAGAGACAACTCGGTATATTCGAGTTTGTATCGTGGAACTAGAGCATTAGCGGAAACATTGCTTTCTATGATTAGTACCAGAGGCAAAGATGCAAATACATTTGCCTATGACATTGACAATATGGCTGTTTCTATTTTGGAGGGGATTTTTCTAGCGGATGATTTTTATGTAAATATTTATTGTGCGGATAAAGATGATAAATTTTCGTCAGATGAAGGCTTAATCAAAGCAAACCCTCTTGCAGTGAAAATACCAGTAATTTGGGAGAATGTTTTGGCGGATAGAGAATCCGCTTTTTTTATGGGCGGTTCGGAGTTGCGAGAATTTGTAACAAAGAGTCTTAACCGATGGTACGAGGACAGCGAAGACTCTTACATCGATAAAGAAGCTTGGAACGCAAACGCAACGGATTTGAATCTGGAATCAATGAGAGGTCGGGAATGTTTTATCGGTTTGGACTTGTCGAGCGGCGGAGATTTAACGTCAATCGGGTTTGATTTTGAGTTAGGAAACGGAGAGTCGTTTATTGAATCACATTCGTTTATGCCAAAAGGTCGATTGGAAGAACACATCCGGGAAGACCTTGCACCATATGATGTTTGGTTGAGTAAGGAATTATTGACCGTAACAGGCGGCGAGGACGCTTTTATTACGGATTATTTGTTTATTATTAATTATTTGAAACAAGTGATTCAAGACTTTGAACTAAAGCCGTTAGGCATCGGCTATGACCGACACAATATATCATCATTGTTACCTTACCTAGATGATTTCGGAGTTCCGTTGATGGATATTCCGCAATCGGCACGGTTTCTAAATGATGCAACGCAAGCGATACAGCTTGAGATTAAATCGGGAAAAGTTAAACATAATCGAAGAAACGAGTTGTTGAGTTGGTCGTTTGGGAACGCAACAACGGAAGAAAATAGCTTTGGAGAAATTAAAGTGTCGAAAAAAGGTAAAACCAGAGGTCGTAGGATTGACCCGGTTGACTCAATTATAAACGCAAGGGCGATGAGGTTAGAATTGAAACCGCCGGTCGACTTAAACGAGAAAATCATGTCGGACGATTGGAGTTTGTAAATGAAAAAGTTTTTACCAGATATATTTTTTATTGCCGGTTTGGTTTTAGTGACCACTGGCGTTTTTATTTTATATGTTCCGGCCGGGATTATGGCTGCCGGAATATCATCAATTGTTTGGTCGGTTTTGTTAGCTAAAGGTGGTGATGGTCAGTGATTTTAAGAAATGCTTTAACGAACACAGAAACAGAAAAAACAAATGAACTTATCTTAAC